CGAAATAATATATATTGTGGATCCTCTAATAGTTTCGGATTCTTTAACTTATCCAATACGGGCTTACCATTTTCTTTGAAGAAGCCCTCAAGCGTAATCAATTCACCAGTGACACCCGAATATTGTTTTACTGTAGGAGAAATTAACTGGTAAAAATCGCTGTCTGTTGAAATTATAAAATGTTCATCTGCTGGATGCAAGTGAATCCAGCGGGCTATGAGATCATCAGCCTCAGCTTTTGGGTCACGCAATACACTACAGTTTGTGCGGTCTTTAAGGTAATTTGTGAAACTTTCATACGTTTGCCAAAACATGGTGTTTTCCTCAACCTCAGCCTCTGTTTGAGACATTGTATCTACTACCCTATTTTTTTTATAAGGAGCATAGAAGTCCTTTCTCCACGACCTACCTTCGAGACAAAACACAACATGATCAATTCCAAAACGTTTAACAATTTGATTAGTACTTGCTAATGTGAGATGAATTGCCATTCCGATCTTTTCTTCAACCGTGCTACTTCGTGATGCCACATGCCGTGCGCGGAAGAACGTATTTGCAGTATCCATGAGAGCATATTTTTTTGTCATGTGTATATTATAGTCTACTATTTAATATAAGTCAACTTAAATGGTTTCTAAAAACACACTAGGGTTATTTTTAAAATCTTTATAAGAGGTTCTAGGAGTAAAAGGTAAATGATTATTTTGTACCCGATAAATGTTATAATTTTTATCTTTTATCCTTTTTTCTACTATTTGTATAAGGTCCTGATGAGTAATGTTATATTCTGGATCAAACCATTCTAGCTTTTTGTCTAGTAAAACTAATAATTTATCACCGTACTGATTTTTTATAAATGTTTCTACACTAATAATATGTTGATAAAACCCATACCAAAGACTTCTGAAAGTTTGAGTGCTTGCAGATGGGTTACAATAACCTTTAACCAATCTAGATCGCGGTGTAGTTTGTCCGGTAATACCAAATCCCTCTCTATTGTTATAGGTTAATGTGATGCCATACAACCATCCACATTTACCCTTCGGTAATATAATATCACTCATTTAGAAATTGCCCGTTCAACTGTTTCAAGTACTTCATCTTCAAGAAAATTGTAGATATCAAAACCATCTTTAACGTAAGAATTTGCAGTATTAGTACCAACTGCATCATGTGTTTCCCCTGCATGTTTCATAATTTTTAATACAATTGACAACGCACAATCATCTGCTGGACTTATTGACTTTTTCTTTTTTGCCGCAGCCAGCGTAGGAAATGCATTTTCATACCATGGTGTATAGGCGTTTTCTACTTTACTACGAAAAATTGCCAAATCAGTAAAACATTCAAATAGTGTAGCATGTAATCTGTCTAAAAATTCAGACCATTCTTTACCCTTCATTTTACAATCTATCTTGTGCATTTCTAAGTATAGGTTTCCATAAAGACCATACATTGCAGAATCACAAACTGTACCATGCCAATATTTTTTATGTGTTTCTAAAATAAATTTAGGAATAGCTAATTCATCTAAATCATTGTTTCTAGAAGTAGCGGCCCATTTAGTTAATGCATCAATGCGACCTAGTGTTCCTGCTTTGCCGTTATGTTGATGTTTGTCTGCTAATGGGATTGCCTCATATTGTTCACACAATGTTTGTAAACGTTCAGCCAAAATATATTCAGAATTGGTAGAAATTTGAGGAGGATTCATAGCTAGACCACGGCGCACGGCAGCTACTTTAATACGATGATAATCGTACCCTAACCATTTCCGTTGACCTTTACCATTTCGACGGTATGCTGCCTCATCAGCGAAAAAGGGATTTTGATTATCAATCACAAAAAATGGAAATTCAAAATCTTCCCATTTAGCGGGATTGTTGCCCCATAAACCCAATTCAGCTAGAATACCCACGGCGTGACTACCGTGCATAGTATCAAACGCCGGAAATGTTCCGTCTGCTGAAGTGGTTGCAAATACCGGAGATAATAATCCTTCAACCATATTTTCCAAAATATCAGCCACATGTTCTGGGTCTACTAATCGTTGAGTAATTCCATTGAATGTAGCAAGACCGATTGGTTTGTTATGAAGTTGTCCTACTTTATTAATATCAAAGATTTTTTTATTTTTAGGGTCAGTAAGTTTTTGAATAACTTCTTGTATCCTTTTATTTTTTTTGATACTAGCTATACTTTGTTTTAGTGTTGTAATTTTTGGTTTTACAATTTTTGCAGTTTCTAGTGGATTGTCAATTTTGGACATATCCACCGGCACTCCTTTAGGTACCTTAGTAAAGGGAAATATGATTGATGTTTTTTTAGATGGGGTTGTCATTTTTATTTTTCCTTGAATTGCATCTTTCAACAAATTTTTTGAATGCAACTTAATTTTTTTTGATACTTTTGAATCGACTATTAAAGTCATTGAAATACTCCGGTTGAGTTGATGAAAACGTTTATAATAACACAATAACCATTTAATGTCAAATAGTAAACTCCACTTTAGTGATGTTCTTTGTCGTAAAACTACGCCATTCTTTCTTTTCTAAATCATATACTCGGATGCTAGTGGTTGATTCCTTGCGAGGTTGTTTACCTTCTGCTAAGGGCTTTACTTCAACTACTGGTAACAGTTCAGGTTTCAATGTGCAATTCATTACACGTACAGACCCGTCTACCTTAGTGAAAGTTACTGTAACACTCTCATTAATTTTGAGCATCCCAGTCAACCAATTTGTAAACTTATTCCATTCCTTATCTCCCCAATCTTTCGTTGGACTATAAGGTTTTTCTAATACATCAATCGTTTCCATTTTGTTCTTCCCATGTAGTAAAAAAGTTTTTCATTTTTAGTTCTTTGTCCCAAGACTGTGTGTAATCATTATCTTGGTCGCACAATGCTAATGCTTCCTTCTTAGTCACTACACGATGGCTAACAATCTGTTCACCAAGATGTTCCTGACTAAACTCTTTTGCTTCGCCCATCACTACAGTATCCAATGCCCATTTAACCTTATCATTACCATAGTTATCAATACCAACTGGAACTTCAACCATGTAACGAGTACGGAATGTACTGACCGCTTCAACTAACACCCATTGTTTCTCTTCGGATGCTTTCTTACTAATACTGTAAGATCCGTCTTTATTATCTTTCCATTTCAACACATCACCAATTTCAAATCCTTGTGATTTCATTAAATCATCCGGCAATGGTAGAATCATATCACCTGTCTCTGGATCCTCTTGTAATGTTGCAATCCAAGAGTTATCACCTGTCTTGGCCCACAGTGGTTCAAGTTTACTTGGTTCAATTGCACTTTGAAGTTTTTTCTTTCCCATAATATTTCCTTAATTAATTAACATACGAACGAGACCAACACAATCAATAGTTACTAGCAATGCATAATTAGCAATCATGCCAAAAGATCGGCGGCTATAACTAGCCCACCCATACATAATGCATTGAGTAATAAAAATAGGATACAAAATAAGTAGAGGCGGGTTCGGTACTGTAAGCGCCATTGTGACCGCACATCCGATACTAAGCATCCAAGCCGTAACTTCCACGACAAAACGAATAGGGTTTGTTGAATAGTCATTTTTAACGTAGTTGGCTATTTGTAAAAAATTCATTACGAATGATAGCACACATTCGTAAGAATGTCAATTAGTTTGGAACTAATGCTTGTTTATAGCAATTGCAATATTCATCCAAAATATATTGAAAATGATATCCTGCGGGAGGATAAACCTGTTGTTGAACAAGTACAGGCTGTTGTTGTACAACAACAGGTTCTGGGTGTCTAGTTTGATTTGCAATTACTGCACCAAAGATGCCACCGATAACCAATGGTGCTACCCAATTATTATTGTCACGGTAAACTACAGTAGGACCTTGATATGAATAATGTCCACGAGGTCCGCATCCTGGGTGACGGTGATCAATACCCCAACGACAATCCATATCAGCAAATGCCATTGTGCTAAATGCTAATGCTGCTACAACCAAAGTAAACTTTTTCATACAATAATCTCCTATATGTATATAACGCCTCAGCACACTATTTCGTTGACAGTTATGCGTCAACTTGTAATGTATTTTCGGGATAAATCAATTCACGCAAAATTTCTTCAATCATTTT